CTTGATCTATTATCTCTTTTCTTTGCTCTTCAGATAATAACCATTTAGGCTTTAGCACTTTCATACTATCTCCATCTGGCATCTGCATACCCCCAATATCAGTAGGTTCATACTGAGCCAAATTAATCTCTACAACGTACATATTCAATTCTTTGGCTACTTCCCTAACTAAATATGATTTACCTATACCCATAGAGCCTAAAAGGAATGGGCAAATAGGCATCTGATTATCTGGTCTACCTACTGTATTTTCGATAGACTTCATAATTATTTTTTTAGCTATTTTTAATCTCACTACTTATCTCCTATTGGTTGTTAATATGAAAAGTTGTATTCGCTACATTTAGAACAATGTTTCCAACATCTAATCTAAATCTACGATATTGCTTTTTGCGATAATCGAAGACAGTTACAAGGTAATCTTTATCTCTGTCTTCATGCTTTAGAACACCCCAAAATTCTCTAGTGGTGTTATCTAATTTTGTAAACTTACCAGATACTATTTTGCCTCTGGCAAAGTCTATTATTTGTTTATGTTTATTCATACATTTCTCCTTTTGTTATAGTTTCAAATAAACAAGCAAGGGCAGTTATAAACTGCCCTAATTTGTGTATTCGATTAACTAGCCAATGCCTCGTCTAATCTGTTGATTATGTCGTTGCTATTCTTAGCGTTCTTAGTTGCATCAGAGCAAGACTTATCAAATTCGTCTCTCTCTCTTTTTGCATCTTGCATAACTTCCCAAGCGTTTTGTATTTCTTGAGCAGTATATTTACTAGGAACATACACTTCTTTTTCTTCAACAGTTCCGTCATCTTTCTTGACTTTTTCTGTCTTCCATTTGCCAAATAACTTTCTGGCTAAAGTGTCTCCAATATTGTCATCAACTTGCTTAGATACCTTTTTCTTTAGGTCGTTTTGTGTGTTGATATCCATTGCTGAAAAGACTTCTAAAACGCTCTCTGGTGTAGCTTGGCTTGGTATATCTTTATCAAACTTAGCTACAAACTTCACAGTATTTTCATAAAGCACTTTAGCGTTTGCTTTACTCATACCTACATCATTCATTAAGTCTTCACGAATTTGAATACCAACTTGTCTAGGCAAGTTGTCGCTATCAGTTTTATTATCATTAAAGATAACCTTGATATGACTTGTAAGCGTAGCGTATTGGTCTAGCTTTTTTTCTTGGATAGAGTTGTAGGCATCTGCTCTCTCGCCTTTTAACTTTTGAAACTCGCTCTCAGTTTTAGCAAGTCTATCAATGTTTGTTTGGGACATTGCAACCACAGTAGTTTTTTTCTTACTCATTAATATCTCCTATTTTTGATTTGAGTTGTTGGATTGAAAAACGTATTTTGGCAAATTCTGTGCATCATCATAGGCTTTATCTACTGCCTCTTGCTCAGACTTTGCTATAACTTTGTAAGTAACATGACCATTCATGCCCTCGATTTGAATTTTAAATTCATAAGTCTTATACATATTATCTCCTAAGTTTGGTTACAGTTCAAATGAACTAGCAAGAGCAGTTAGTAACTGCTCTAAGTAGTTAATTTGAGTTAACTTTATCCAAAGTTGTTGTAAAGTTTTCGACACTATCCTTGTTTTCTTTAATCAAGGCTAACATCATTGCACCAATAGATGGCTTAACTTTTCTAGTACAATCTTTGCCATTGGGTAATTTAGATTGCCAGAAATTCCATCTTTTGTTGTCTTTGGCATCTCCTAAACGTCTGGAACATTTTTTGCCCTCTACTTCCCATTTTATTAGATAATCTCCCCAATTATCATCAACGTAGTACCAACCTTTATACTCAGAACCATCTTCGCCAGAGCAATTTATGGCTACAGTAAATGGATAGCCATCATCTAGCTGACCAAAATTTCTACAATCGTAGATTTTATTTAAAGTTAATTTCATATTACACCTCTTTTAAATTTGGGTTATCTGGATAATTTAACAGATTGTTAATGTTTTCAATCTGTGGACTTATTTGCTTAACAAGACTATTCAACTCATCTGAGTAATTTAATGTTCTTGCCTTGATTATCTCGAAAAGCATATCGTCAAATTCTCTTTTTAGTTTATTTATTTTCTTATTCATATTTACCCCTATCTGTTGTTAAATAAAAATTTGCTCATGTCATAAGCTGAGTTAGTTCTAACTCTATCAATCTCCAATGGTCTGTCAGATATAGTTAAACCTAAGTTTAAATATTTATTTAACTCGACCATAAAGCCATTAAATCTCCACCAATGGTAATCGTCTCTATGTGAAGATATTTTCTTATCTAAGCTAACTAAAAGATCAGAAATCTTTTTTATCTTTTTAAAAAGCTGATCTTCTGTAAACATCTCTAAGGTATCCCATTCCAAAGCAATGCTACCATCAGTTTCAATGTTAATATCCAGATCATTTAAGACCCACTCTATGTCTTTAACATCTTGTCTTATCTCTTCATCTGGATAATTCCAACCATTGCTGATACCTTTTTGTATTTTTTCGTTATGTAATAGTTTCATATTTATCTCCTAATTTCTGTTAAACCTTTATTGATTGTAAATTCTCTTATCCTCATTTGTAGTAATGCTTTTTCTACTAATTTTGGATAAAGTCTTTGCATCTTATCAATCTTGTTGATTGTTGTATCCCAATCTATCTGGCGATAAGTCATTTTGCCAGATTTAGTATTTTCTTCCATCTTCTGTAATCTAGCCTCATACCTATTTAAGCTATCATCTAGAAAATATAGTTCTTGTATATAGTTCATATTGTCTCCTATTGGTTAAAGTTCATAATTGAACAAGGCTAGACAGAACTAACGTCTGTCTAACTTTGTTAAATTATTTTGAGTTTTGAACTGCCCACATTTACAAGTTTTTTTCTGACTTACTGAAAACCTTTTGCTATGCCAACCAAATGAAAGTATCAGAGGATTTGGACTAACCCAATACTTCGAGGCAGTTAGCTGAAGAGTTAGTCTAGTTCCTACTATTTCAAGGTTCTATCTTCAGAGGGTTCTTCCCATCTAGCACTTGGCAACCTAGCCTGTAAAAAAAAAGTTTTTTCCTTTATCACTAGCATGGACTATTAAGTTTTGTCAATACCTAAAATACATTATTTTACATTATTTTACTTTATATTATCTATATGTACTGTAACCCTTAGTGGAGTTAAAAAACGCTGAAACACTTTTTTAAGATAAATCATAGCTAAAAGGTCTTAATCCTCTGTATGGTCGTTATTTGGCGATTAAATGGTATATGGTGTAAATTCAGCACTTTTATTAATTTAAAATTTTATTGGCGTAGAAATTTATGATAGATTTCTAAAAGTGAAAGTAACTTTAATAGGATTTAAAATGACAGATAAAAAAGATAAACCAAATTTAAAAATAGTCAGCTCGAATAAAAAACCAGATGCAACCAAACTCACGAAAAAACAACTTGGATTTATAGATAGTATTTTAGATGGAAAGTCTTTAGTTGAAAGTTATTTAGAAAATTACCAAGTGTCTTCTAAAACTAAGAATAGCACTATAAGACATATGGCTAGTCAATTAAGAGCTAACCCAAACATTACCCAAACACTAAATAAGCGTATCGAAGAAAAGAAGAGAATTAACTTAGTGTCAGACATAAAAAAAGAAGAGCTGATTTTAAATAAGCTTACAGAGTTTATGAACAATGAAGACTTTTCTGATAGTGCAAGAGTAAGATCAGCAGAACTTATAGGAAAACATTATAAACTTTTTACAGATGTAACAGAGGTTACGAATAAAGATAAGTCTGCAATAGAAGTAGAACAACAACTTAGAGAAAAACTAGGTAAACTTCTGGAAAAGTAGTACAGCTATTCACGAAAATTCTGTTATTTTTGACCCACCTACCCACTACCACCCATATAGTCGGCAGCCTAGCCGTGCCCTATACAGTTTATTCTACACATTCAAATTATAATTTTTAGTAAAA